GCTCTGGAAGGCGTATTCCTCCGTCGGCCGACCGGACAGCAGCCGATTGATTTCTTTGCGCGCTGCCGGGTTGATGAGGATGCGGGCCTCCTTACCGGTTTTTTTGGTTTGTAGTTGGGCATACTCCCTGCCCCGCAGATCCCGCACCCGAAAGCGGGTGAAGTCGCTGACCCGCAGGGAGGTATTGAGCCCCACCACCAGGATCAGCTCCCAGCTCACCGAGCCCTTGCGGGCTCTCCTGTCATGGGCCCGGGCGATGTCATAGCACACTTCCAGCACCTCCGGGTTTCGGATGGGCTGCACCACTTTCATGGGTTTTCATCTCCTTTGATTAAGTCAAACTAAGTAAGGCCAAAAAAGAAACACCCGGAGGATAGGTCATCCGGGCGCAATTCGTCTGCATTCTGATTCGTCCGGGCTGCTATTCGTCAAAGGGTGCGCCGGCTGGAGCCTCTGGGATGTCCATGTCCTCCACGGGCAGGTCTGTCCCCGCAAATACATCAGTACCATGCCCCTTGATGTCGCAGTTGGCCTCAAGCAGCGCATCCGCAGCCTTCAGCTCCTCGGGCGATAAATCCACATTATCCACGGCCGCATAGGTCTGTACCAGGTCCAGGGCCACCTGCTTGCGTTCCTGAGCCTGAATTTCTCCAATCTTCATCATCTGTTCTGCGGCGTGGAAAGCATACGTGGCGTACAGCACAATCTTGTGAAAGAGGCCCTCCCCCTGGGAGGCCAGCGGGGCCAGGCTTTCCATGGCGTCGGTGATGGCGTCCATGTCGGTCTTTGTGAAGTACCCCTTCTTCCACAGGAAAAACAGCAGCACAGAAAGGGCCAGGGTGAGGAGAATCCAAATCCAGTCCTCCATAGGGAAACCTCCATTCTATCCGTTGATGTCGTCGTCTTTTGTGCCATGGCTGAACAGGTGATACCGGTTCACGAAGAATTTCTCGCTGATGGAGTTGCCGTTGTACACCGCCACAATGCCAAAGGTGTACTCCAGAAGCCCCAGGAAGGCCTTGATCTGCTCGGTGGGGTTGTCTCCGATGCGCCACTGGGCAACAAAGAAGGCCACGTAGCCAAGGAGCAGCGCGCAGGCGGCAAACCGCTTGGAGTATTGGATGTACCGGATTTTCTTCCTTGGCTTCTTCACGGGCGTACCTCCTCCCACGGCTTACGCGCTATGGCACCGCTGGATGGCCTCTTTGAAGTCCTCCGGCACGCCGTTGCGCTTGCGGCCGACGGTGTACTGGTCATAAAGGCGCTGCAAACTCACCCGCTTGTGCATGGGCAGGGGAGACCCACGGATGCAGTACACCTCATAGGCCTCGTTAAGTTGCACGCTTTGCAGCGTCCCCACCTGGTCGCTGGTTTCCTCCAGCAGGCGCAGTTGCTTGGCCTGGTCCTGCCGAAACTTCTCCATGCTCTCCCGCACCATGAGGCTGTCCTTTTCCTGCCCCTGCTGGATGGCCTGGAGCTGATCCATGGCCGATTCCATGGTTATCCGCTGGGCCGCCAGTTCCTCCGCAATGGCCTTAATGGGTGCGGCCTTCAGCTCAAGCCTGCGCCTGCGCCAGGCGCGGAACCTGGATTTTGCGCCAAAGAGAGCCACCATGGTACCGATGATGGTTCCAATTCCGGCCGCAATCCCCACTGCGCCGGGCCAAATCTGTTTCAAATCCACAACTCCATGCTCCCCTTTCTGTGATGCGCTGGGTCACCGGGGATCGGGGGGCCCGGTTCGCTGGCCGTGGGAGATGTCGTCGCTCTCCCGGTCCTTGAAAATCGCGCACTCTCCATCAACCACGTACCCGCAGCCCACGCAGCACTCCGGCGTCTGGCAGGGCGTCACATGAGGCCCCCGCAGGATGCAGTTGCGGCAAGAGGGGTACAGGTGGCAGAGCACGCAATTTTCGCACAGGGTTTTCAGCCTCACAGGCTCTTCACCCCCGCGCTGTTCAGCAGGTTCACCAGGGCCTTGGCGTTTTCCACGCTGGAGCAGGGAATCCACACGCCATAGCCGCCCGTCAGGCTGGGCACCTGGGAGGCTTCATTCAGATCCACCGCCCCGCCGATCTGCTGCAGAAACTGGCTTGGCATCCATCCATTGACGCCGCCCCAGAATACCCTGCTTCTGTCGCCGCTTACCTCCAGCACCTGCACCGTGGCCCCGTAGGGCACGGTGGCCAGAGTTTTGCTTTCCCCGTCGGGCAGAGCCCGCAGGTAACAGCCTTTTCCATTTTGAGTTACCACCCTTGCGTCATAAAGCGCCATTTGAATGCTCACCTCCGCCGCCTGTCCTGCCGTGCCGCCTTGCAGCGCGGCAATTTTCTGTTCGATGGCCGCTCCAAAATTAATCCACTTGGACAGCCCTACGCAGTTCCAGCCTCCATTGATGGCTTTGCCCTTGAAGGTGCTGGCAGCCACCTTCCCCTGGGAGGAAGAGGCATGCACCGCCGTGGTTCCATCCAAAAACGCCCCCACATGGGAGGCGTCGCCGTCGTTGTCCTTGTATTTGCTGTTGTATCCATCGGTGTGAATAAACAGCCACGCGCCGGGAGGGACGCTGCCGAAGGCTTTCACGCATTCCGCCACGGTTCCCCGCCATTTGCAGGTCATCCGCCAGTGGGCGTTACTCCCGGCCAGGTTCACCTGGGCTTTGGTCATGCCGCATTGCATGGCCAGGTATTCAATGAGCCCCTGGCAGTCCATGCCGTCCAGGGTCATTCCATTTGGAACATAGGGGATCTCCCATGGCGCTCGCGTGGATCTCGCCCGTCGCTCCACTTCAGCCAGCAGCGCTTTGCCGGCGGCCACATAGTCCGTGTTTTGAATCATGGCCATCACCTCTTTCACTTTTCAGCCAAGTCACACCAGGCTTCAAATCGTTCGCGGATGTCAGCCTCCAGTATCTCCGTCCATGGCACACCGGAAAGGACCAGTAATTGAACAGGATAACCTCCGCCGGGTGCACCGCGAGAATCCTGCATACGGCAGAGCTGAACAGTGCAAAGACCATCTCCGTCCCGCCGGATCTCATACCAACGATCGGGCAGTTGTGACAGTATCAGCAGCATGCGTCAGAGTCTCCCTCTGATTGGGCGTGGTTTCGCTGAAACGCGATGTTGTAAGCAATCCACTGCCGTATGGTGTGCCCGTTGACATGCTCCAATAAGCCGTTGTAACTCGCCATTCGTTGCATGACATCGTCATAATTCCGCCTTCCAGCGGCGTAGTCCAAAACCAGGTGCAGCAAGCTCTTTTTCATGTGCTTCACCGTGCTCTTGCGCAGGAGCATGTGGGTTGCCCATATCCGCCTGCCTACGAACGGAATCCCGTGAGAGATTGGAATGGCCGTTGTCTTCTGGTTGCACTTCAGTTTCAATCTATCCATCATGAACGACTGGAGCGCTTCCATCCACATATGAAGTGTATCGCTGTCTGGCGCGAGGATCACGATGTCGTCCATATACCGGATGTAGTAGTGGATTTTCAACACGTGTTTTGCGTATTGGTCCACCTCGTTCATCACCATATTGGCTACTGTTTGGGAGACAAGTGCACCGATGGGAACACCTACGTCATATAGCCGTTCCTCCCGCGCAGTGTCCATGCAAGTGCGTCCATCCGGTAGTCCAAAAGGAGTATGACGGCATCGGATGATATTGTTCATGATTTGCATGAAAACCGGATCATCCACGTATTTGGACAACACGTCCAGGATCACCTGGTGATCCAGCCGGTAGAAGAACTTTGCAACGTCAATCTTTCCGGCAGTATAGGAAGCACCGTCTGGTTTACGTCTGATCTGGTGAAGCCAGTATTGCAGGCGGGCAGCCGCTTTGTGTACGCCCTTGCCGGCCCTGCATGCGTAGCTGTCATAGATGTAGTGCTTGTCCAGGATCGGGCCAAGCACGCGATAGATGGCTTGCTGGGCGACACGGTCCCGAAAATCCGATACATGGATCAACCTGGTTTGTGGAATATGTACATACCGTTCATGAAATAGGCCGCTTTGGTAGGAACCGGACCGAAAAGCATTTTCCAGTTGCGTCAGGTTCTCATACAGGTCATCCTCGAAGCGCAACACAGAAGCGTGACTGCGTTTTCCTTTTGCGCTTGCTCTCTCAGCCATCAGCAGGTTTTCATAGTCCGTGATTTGATCAATCAGGTGAGTCGCCTTGACCATGCACACCTCTTCCGCCGCGCGTCGCATTTCTACGTCGGGTTTTAACATCTTGCTGATGCTATTCCGTTTTCGCGGCGATTGATATTCATGTCCCGTTGTCTGCGGGACAACGGAAGCAGGCTCCTTTGCCTTCAACGCGCTATGCCGGAAGCCGTAGCCGCCGACTCCATGTGGCGTGACGATGCCAATAAAGCGGGCATCGGAAGGCGAAGCGGGGCGCGCGCCATAGTTCGTGTTCGTGTTAGCGCGGGCGTTGTTGGAGTTCACGTAAGCCAACCCAGCGTTGGACGTGTTGTTATAGTTGCCGCCGCGCCGGGGGAAACTGCGCCGCATCAATCAGCCTGCTCCCTGCATTTACCGCCTGTTGGCGGGCAACGCCTTTTGAAGTCCTCCAATCAGCCTGCCGATTTCAGAGAGTTTTTCACTCCACACCCGATGCTGCTGGAAGGCAATGTAACGCCGTTTCAGAGCGTAACCCAGGTAAACCTTCATGCACAGGTTCAAATCGTCCATCTGGCGGACCGTGGTGGCGTTAAAATGACCGTTCCCGATCTTCTCTGCAATCACCAGCATGTCGTACCCGATGGAACGGATCTTTGGAACAAGGCCGCCGTTTCGTTGCGCGGCCGGAAAGTTTTCCAGCCGGTCATCCATGTACGGCAGCATTTCTTCTATCTTGTGCTTCAGTGTCAGATCACCCATGGCTTAGTTCCTTTCTCCATGCGTAAATCAGGAAAGAACGCGGGGCCGCGCTTCCGCGCGGCCCTTTCAGTTTTTCAGGGCTCAGGCAGGCAGTTCCACACAAGCGGGGCGCGCGCCATAGTTCGTGTACGTGTAAGCGCGGGCGTTGTGGGAGTTCACGTAAGCCAACCCAGCGCTGGACGTGCTGCTATAGCTGCCGCCGCGCCGGGGGAAACGTTCATCTGCCGTGAAATGCACATAGACGGTGCCAGGGGTTGTGTCTCCGCTGATGGGAAAGAGGCCAAGCTCCTTGAGGACATGCGGCACGAAGGGCACATTGGCGGCGTTCACGGCAAGGTTACTGAACGATGTGTTTCTTTGCTCGTTGTCAAACGTCGGTTCCACTGTGTCCAGTGTGATCTTGTTATTCTGCCATGTCCAGTGCAGAGTTCCTGGCGTTCCAGGCGCTACCAGGGTATATCCGTCATTGCTCAGGTTGGGCAGGATGGCTTTCCAGTTGGTGCTGGTGGCGGAAAGGTCCGCCGCAGGATCTGCAGCGTTGTTGTCCTCCAAGATCTGTATTTCGCAGTTGACCAGGCGGTATCCATAATCCTGCTCGGCACAGTTGCCAACCAGATCCGCAATGCCATTGGGCGTGCCATCCAGCATCCAGGACATGGGGCCGGAGCCATTGATGGTATGATAGCCTTGGTATCTGCTATCAGCCACAAACTGCGACCGGTCTGCAGGGGTCCCGCCAATGTGCTCCATCCTCTGCCAGTACAGCGGGGAGGTGATGGGAAGCAGTTCGGCGCTGGTGGTATGCGCAATCAGGCACTTGTATTTCCATCCACGAAAAGTGCGAATCATGTCCACTGTCACCGACTTTGCAGGCTCCCAAGCCGTTCCATCCCGGTAATCGCAGCCCCAGTAATTGTTCCCTTTTGGGTTCCATCCGTACTTTTTGGCCAGAAGCAGAAGCAGGCCGCTTTCCGCTACTGTCTTTCCGCTGACTCCATTGCCAAAGGCACGCATGCGGGACAAGAACTGATCCGCGCCCAGAGTATGGCGGGGAGGCATGTTTGGCAAGCTGAAAAGGGTACCGTTTGCAGTCAGCTCGCATGCCTTGTACTTGCCAATCAAAATCCTGGGTAGCGTCTGTCCATTCACCTTAAATGCAGGGTGGACATGGTCAGGCAGGCTGCTGTCCAGCTCGCTGCTCTTGATCTGCGGGATGGGAACAAAAATGCTGGGGTTTCCGATGCTGTCGTACAGCACCACGTTTCCCAGCTGAGAAGCCAGAAATTCCAAGGGGCTCTTGCCCATGCTCAATTACCTCCTGCCATCATGTCCATGAGTTCGTTAAACTGATCCTGCGTGATTTTATGCGCCTGTAAAAAGGTGGAAAGGATATCACCCATCACTGCCGGGTCAAAACTTCCCCGTGCAATGACGCGCTTTGCGTACTGATACTCCATGGAGCTCCTCCTTTAACGGATCGTGCAGTTTTAGCCGCCCTCTTTTTCCAGGGCTGCCTGGGCGCTTTCATACAGCAGAAGCAATATGGCCTCATCGTGTTCTACCACAAGTTCTGCCGCTTCCCGGCGCTGTGCTGCCGCAGCGAGATAAGGAGCGATTGTTGCCTCCTCCTCCGCTTCCCGCTCTGCTTCCCACTGGGCGATTTCCTCATCCGTTGGGTTGTACTCCGGCGGTTCGTTTTCTTGTGCTTCCTCTGCCTGAACATCGCCTGCCGGAGCCTCATCCTCCGGGAGTTCCTCCGATGTTTCCTCCACTGGAATTCCTTCTTCCGGCGTACCGTTCTCCGGTGGGTTGTCCCCATCCGGGAGGCCGTTTTCAGGCTCCTGCCCGTCTGTGGTTCCTTCTTCCGTCATGACCACTTCATCTTCCATTTCATCCATGCCTGGCTCCTTTCTGGCTTATGCGAGGGCAGCCACAGCCGCTTGCAGCGTTGCGATTTCCTTCTGCATTGCCCTTATTTGCATCTGAGTGGTCACAGCGAGCAGGTCATAGGCAACGCCGCAATGCTGTAACCCTTCCTCAATGTGGTTCAGGTTGGTGGCGTTTACCGGAGTGCCTGCTTGCATCACCGTGCCAGGGGACTTGGTGTGGGTAATGCTGCCGTCTGCATTGGTTGTTTCCCTCCAGGTATTGGGACGCTCCACCGCCTCATCCGTCCATTTAATCCGGTCATATGCCATGGTTTTCCCTCCCCTCTTTTTGCAGTTATGCCAGGATCACGGATTCACGGATCTGGGCGATAACTGCCGCTGTGGGCCAGCCTGGTACGGCAATCCATCCGGGCGCAGCAATACCTGCAGCGGTCAGGGATTCCTCGATGGCCGTCTGCATTGCCTCCATCTGTCCCCCCCAGGACGAAAACAGACCCATCTCGCCTGGAAGTTCGATGGCTGCCAGACCATAATAACCACGCTGGACATTCACCGCACTCAGCAGCTCCAGAATGTCTGACTGGTGGCTGATGTCCTGGTTGGAAATCACCGTGCCGGGCGTTATGTTTCTGCTCCAAACGAGAGGAACCACAATCACACCTAACGCGCACACGCCGCTAATCATCTCATGGATGTCCGTCAGGGTGTAACGGATGGTGTGCACTCCGGATGTCAGACTGGGCAACCGGTCCGTCACCGTGCCCCCTTCTCCTGGAACAGAGGCAGCCTCTGCCCACGGGCCATCATCCACCTGTCTTTTGAGAGTCATGGCGTCCCCTTCCGGATCCGCTGGGCAAGAGAGGACCACCGAAGGCGTTTGGCTATGGCAGGCGGCCGTTCCGGACGGCCGAATCACGGTTGGTGCGCCAGGCTCTGTGTTTCCTGACAGCAGCGTGGGGCAAAGCACATACTCGCTATAATAGTTCGATCCCGCGCTGCCACGTGTACGCGCGCGAAACTGCCGAAGTACACCGGCAGGGGCTTCTACCACAACCGTCCGGCCGCTGCTTACCTCGTCGGCTGTCCACTCTCCCCATAGGGAGGTTCCGATGGTCTGGTCCCGCCAGCTAATACCCCAGCCTTGCAGGGTGTTCAGGTCGCCTCCCGCGCCGCCGACGATGGAAAGCACTTTGGTGTCTATATTCAGCAAGACTGCCGTAGGTGGCGTACACGGGTCCGTAACGGTCTGATAGTTGGGGGTGACGTTGGCCACATTGTATGTGTAAATCCAGCCGCCCGGTGTGGATCCAACATGATAAAATCCATTTGATACTTCCGGGCTTCCGCTCTTCGCATAGATCATAATTTGCGCGCCGTTTTCATAAAACCCGTTCGTACCGGACGTGTTGTTCGCCTTCTTGTAGACGTAGGCATTTCCTCCGCCAACAACTGTTCCGGAATAGCTGATAATGTTTTGGGCCATGTCCTACCTCTCCTTACCGAAAAAGTGCGTTATCCAAATATCGCCCTCCCAGATCCACGCCGTCTTCCGTCAGTACGAAGGTGGAGCTGAACTGAAGCTGTTTCTCCTCCAATTCCCGTGCCTTCATTTGCTGTGTGACCTCCAGCAGGTCGTGTGCAATGCTCAAATGCTGCAGCCCTTCTTCGATGCGGTTGAAGTTGGAAGCGCTTTGCGGGGTCCCTTCCTGCAGAACCTCCCCATGAGCTTGGGTGTGGGTAATGCTTCCGTCTGGGTTGACGGCCTCTTCATAGGTTTCTGGCCGCTCCACCACTTCGTCTGTCCACTGAATGCGCTCAAATGCCATGGTATCGTCCCCCCCTATGCTTCGGTAATGGTGAAGCGGAAGCGGTATAGGATCCCTTCCTGAGCATCCGCCCTGTTGATGCTTTCCGCCTTAGAAGCGATCAGCTGGTTGTTGTAATCATAGAGCTGAATCTCCGTTACGGTGATGTTGCCAGTCACGGCATGGTCAATGATGATGGTAATGGAAATTCTTCCGTCTGCCAGCAGTGTCTTTTCCGTGATCTCTGCCGGATAGTAGCTGCCTCCCACTCTGTACTGGGCGCGGGCAATTTTGTTCTTCAGGTGATTCCGCAGCCCGTCCAGCGCCAAAACTGTAAGCACCGTCCATTCCTCCTTGTGTGCGTCTGATTTACGCCCCACAGATCACCGTACCGCAAGACTGGTACATGATTCTGGTTTGCGTTGGTTCTATGGAAACAAGCACAGTCTGGCTGCCCTGGGCGGCCACTGTGCTTGGGTTGGGCCTGGTGCCTGTCCTTGGAAACGGACAGCGATAATCCTGGGCGTGGCTTTGAATCTCCAAGGTAACGTCCCGTATCCGACCCACCTGGTTCCGCCCGGGAACGGTGCCGGACCGAAGGCGTTCTCCCGTAATGCGATACACCGCTCTGCCGTTTGCTTCCCCATCGCCCTCCACCACGATTTTATGCATGCACCCAACTGAGAAGTCATCCAGCACGGAGCGTGCGTTTTTGGCAGCGGTGATGGCCCTTCGTGCCCAGGCTTCTTTGTCGCTCGTCCACTCCTCTCCAGAGGCTGATACGCGAAAGTGGAAGGGCTCCCCGCCATACAGGCTGCTCTCTTCCACCTCTGCGGTGAGGAACAGCCCCTCCAGGTAGTTGAGAATGGCCTGGGGTGTACCCAGCACCCGGTCATAGAGTAACGCTGCCTGTATCCACCGCCGCTTTGCGGTCAGATCACCATTGTGGTCATACATGCAGCCCAGTTCCCAGGCCATTTCATCCAGCCGCCAGATGGGCATGTCCTCTACGTTGGACAAGGTAGCCAGCCCTGTGTCCATCACCGCGTCCATAGCCCGCAAGCCTGCTTCCATGGCTTTGGCAATGGCATATCCGTTCTTGTCCCGCAGGAGAAACCTTGGAAACAACTGTTCTATTTTAAACTCCATCATGGTTCCATCACCGCCAATGTGATGGTGCCTAGGCAACGCTTGTCCGGGTCGATGCGGGTGTATTCCACACTTCCGCCTGCAAAATGGCTTTCCGGTCCATAAATCACCCTGGACACACCCGCTCTATACAGGTTGGCGGTCAGCCGATCCGGGTTAAAAGGGCGCCCAACGGACAGATCCTGCCAGTCCTTGTATTCAGATACGGCGGCCTGCAGCGCTGCGGTGATGTCTCCCTCGGCGTCCTCCTCCACGGCATAGAGAATATGCAGCGCGTATGGAATGGCCTCCGCCTCTTGTACAGTGACGGTATCTGTCAGCGGGCGCACGTCCGAAGCAGACAGCGCTTGTGCTACAGCTGCGATGGTGGCGGCAGCCCCCTCTGTGTTTCTCAAAATCAGGTACATACCAACCTGACCGGCCCCCAGGTTCAGGGCTCTGGCATCCACAATCTCGCTGGTAGCAGCCTTGGCTGCTGCCTCGTACTGACGGGATGGGCCGGTGGTGATGGCGGCTAACCCGTTCAGCCGGATTCGCTCCCGATAGGTGTCGTCATCTTCCCGTTCCGATCCTCCCGTGGTTTCCGCAATGACCACAACACTGACCACGGCCGGGTGGGTGATGGCCAGTTGCATCTGTGTGCCGGCGGCTACACCGTTCCCCTGGCTTCCAGGGTCCTTGCAGAGTATGTCTGTGTCGAGCACCTGGGCATGGCCCGTGTGGGTCACAGGATTCACCAGCAGATAGAAGCGCTCACCGTCTGGCGTCATGGCTGTGCCGGCGGGAAAAGTTTTGGTTGCACCGGTGGGAACGAAGGTGATGCGCACCTTTCCTGCGGCGGCGTTTGCCTGGATGCGCGGGCAGTTTCGGTTTTCACCGTAGATGTCAAGGTATTCCCCCTGGGCATAGCGCAGGGTCTGCATGCGCAGCGCATTGTCCACGGCGGCAAAGGTCTGAGTCAGCACCGCCTGTACGCCCCGCAGGAGGATCTCCTTTTCGTCTCCGGGATAGAGCACGTCTCCGCCGGCATCCACGTAGGCGGCGATCATCTCCCGCCATATTTCATCCGGGTCATAGGTCAGATAGTGTAGTTCCTTGTCTGCCACCGCCATCACTCCTCTCCGTCCAGTTCAATCAGCAGTTCCGCCTCGATGAGGATTTCTCCGTTT